AGGGTGTGTATGTTTACGCTGATAATGATAATGGTTATCAATACGAATGTCGGGGGCTAAGAGAGAGAGTCAACCCTCTACTACAATCTCTAAAGAGCGTGCGGAGCACTGTCGCTCACAATAAGACAGGGTAGGTTATAGGCATGAATGGAGACAGACTATATGATACCCAATCCAACAGGAAAGACATACAGCGGTAAATCCGCGCTACGTGACGAGGCGTTCCTAGAGGGACTGTCTGCCCTTATTAGAGGTGGACTATCCTTTAGACAGGCTTGCTTGAAGCTCCAACATGCCAAGATAGGCCCACGGTATCAGTATATCAGCCGCCTAAAGAACGAACAGCCCAACTGTCCAGATGTCCAACGCGTCTATCTCACTGCCCAAGAGGCTCGCGCTGACAGGGTGCTCAACCTAGTGCGCAACGTAGAGGCTACAGGTGCCGATGATTGGAGAGCTTGGGATAGCCTGCTGAAGCGAGAGGATAATAGGGCAACGCTGGCACCTGAGGAGGACACGGACACCGACGGTGACGAGGTGGTAGACCCAGATAGCCTAGATGGTAGAGCGGCTATTCTAGAGCAACTGAAGAGCCTTCCTCTAGAGCTACTAATGCAAGCTATAAAGGGGTAGATATGTTCAACCTCGCCCTAATCAAGAGCCTGACCAAGAACCCTCTGGACGTCTACAAGACTGCACAGGCTGGATATGGCGGTGGGGCCAAGTGGCAGATGGCCTTTCATAAGGACACCTCTAAGCTCAGGTTTCTCATAGCGGCTAACCAAGTTGGCAAAAGCTACTGCATGAGCGCCGAGCTTCTCTTCTGCGCACTAGGTCACCCATACCGTGGCGACGTTCCAACACCCTCAACAGGTATGGTTTTGTGCGCTGACCTCGGCAGTGGTTGGGCGGTTGTATCGGGTAAGATACGGGAGCTAATGCCAGCCGATGTCCTCGCAGACGGCTGTACCTACGACCCTGTCAGGGGCTACAGATACATGGGCACTCAGCACATACTATTTGCTAACGGCTCCAGCGTCATCGCTAAGGGTTCAGAGCAACCGCTAACGGCGCTAGCTGGGTATACTCTGGACTATTTGATGGTGGACGAGCCTCCGAAATCGACTCACTGGTCAGAGGCTCGCGCCCGCGTATCCGTACGCAATGGCCCCGTATTCGTGGGTCTTACCCCCGTTGGGCGACCCGTGGACTTTATGAGGGACGCTGTAGAGGGTAACATCGAGGAAGGTAGAGCGGCCACAGAATCAGGTTGGAGCCTTCACAGGGTAGCACTGAGCTATGAGGCCGTACCTCACCGCACACGCGCTTCAGTGGACGCCCAGATAGCCGCAACCATGCCCTACGATAGACCGCAGAGGATAGAGGCACAGTGGGAAGGTATTGTAGACGGCCAGTGGATAGCCTTCAACAGTGAAGAACACACCATTGACTACCTACCAGATGCTATTGAGACAGTGGCTATAGGCATTGACTGGGGCGAGCTATCAGGTTCTACAGTCTACTCGATAATAGGCATAGAGAAAAACGGGCGATGTATCCTTATGCACGAGCTTATCATTGACGCCAGAGACACCACAATGGCCCAAGAGGCTCAGATGCTCACCGACGCCCTTGACGAAATGGGGATAGCCCTACAGGACGTGGAGCGCTGTGTAGGCGACTCTAACAGTAGTGGTCGGCTTGGTATGGGCTTCTCAGTGAACGATTTACTGCAGGAGGAGCTACGTATCATCAACGCCACCCCTCATTGTCCCTTTGATATTGAGGTGCCTCGCAAGGGTCGCGGCTCAGTGAAGGCCAGATGGCGCAACCTGTCACAAGGCTTCTCTATGGGTAAGCTGGTGGTATACAAGGGCTGTACTCAGACGATACGTGACTTGTCTTACTTCAGTGGCAACCACGCTGATTCTCACAGCTTGGACGCTGTCAGCTACGTGTATGGCCTCTACAGCGGGCGTCAGGTCAGCGGCTTGAACCTGTTGGTGTTATAGAGCAGAAAACAAGGCGGAACAATGACAAGATACTATCCTGAATCCAGAGACGACCAACAACGTTGGCAGATGCAAGCGCTACGCTTACGTATGTTGAGGGGCCAGCACGGGCCAGACGTTGAGGCCGAGATTGATAGCACGTTCGCCTCCGAAATCGCGGCTACCATGTCAGTGGCTCCAGACCTATCACGCAACCCGTTCTTGCTGACCTACTCACAGCTTGCCACAGCTTACTTACAGCCACCTCGCCTCATGGTAGAGGGCGTAGATGAGGAGCAACTAGCCACAATAGCTACCAGAGCCTTGTGGTCGAGCGCCAACGATATGCTCCTCCAGTTACTAGCCCTCAATAACGCTGTAATCAGGTGCGACGTAAAGCACTGGCTAGGTGCTGAGACTGTTGAATACCGTATAGTAGACCCTAGCACCATCGTTACCCGTGAGCTTGCAGGCCGTCCTAACGAGCTTGGAGCCGTGGAAGAGTATCGCATGCGCGACGGTAGGCCCACATGGGACGTCTGGGACATTACAGGTGACGCCCCAGTATTCCGCATTGACGGCTACGTGGACGGTGAGCGGGTAGACCATACGCATATATACATGCCTAACCTAAACGGTGGATACCCCTACATTGACCGTCAGGGCCAACCCATACTACCATATACCCTCTACTCTAAGCGTCCACCACAGGGCAGGTTATGGGACTACACGAGCGGGATAGAGGTTGTATCAGGCACCCTTAGGCTAGCCGCACTTTACAGCCACTATACAGACGGATTTGTATCAGCTAGTCACCCTCAGAGATACGTTATCGACCTTGACACTCAGGCGGCTACAGCTAAGAACGTTGGCGGCGCTCAGGTGGATGTCATCGCCGTTGACCGTAAGTCTATCCTGCGCCTAAAGAGCACAGGGCAGGGCGGTGGTAGTGTAGGCCAATGGTCGGCAGGGTTGGATGTCGTATCCTCTCTATCTGCTCTACAGACCTTCGAGCAGGGTCTAGCCGTGTACGCTGGTTTGAACCCTTCAGACTTGAAAGTGACAGGCGCTCAATCAGGTTACGCTATTGAGGTATCCCGCGAGGGTCAGAGGCACCAACAGAGGCTGGTGACTCCACAGTTGGCAGTCGGTGACGCTCAGTTGCTATCTACAGCGGCTCGCCTTGCCAACATGTTCTTAGGTACCTCGCTACCAGAGGAGGCCGTTGCGTACCGTATTGAGTACACAAGCCTTGACCGCTCGCTATCAGAGGCCAGAGAGCGTACAGAGCTTGCCAAACTGCAGTTAGAGCTAGGTATTATTGACCGCGTTGGTGCCGCCAGATTAGTCATATCAGGACTGGACACCGATACAGAGGCCGAAATCTACCTGTCCCGTATCGATGGGTTACAAGAGGTTTCAACCCCAGACATGGAGATAGATAATGGAGAATGACAACACACCTGTAGAGGTCGCAGAGGTCGTAGAAGCCCCACCAGAGGCCGTAGAAGCCCCTGTGGCCGAGGTTGAAGCCGTAGAGGTGCCAGCTATAGAGGAGACACCTGAAGTCGTAGAGGAGCCAACAGAGGAGAAGCCAGACCCTAGCGCTAGGATAGCAGAGTTGGAGGCGCTTCTATTGGAGGCCACCACAGCTATCGAGACTCAGAAGGCAGACGTCGAGCGAGGCAAGGCATGGTCTAACACGGGTATCGAAAACTCTGCAGTACAAGAGTACGCTGTAGAGCAGTACGGCAAGACCGATAAGGCTCTAGGCTTCTCAGAGTGGCTAGATGGCCAACGTGAAAACCCCCTGTTAGCGTCTCACTTCCGTTCTGAGGCACCACCAGCCCCAGTTGAGGCACCTGCACACGAGGAGACTACCCCAGTGGCAGACAGGCTCAGGAGCGCACTATCAGCCCTTACACCAGAGGCGGGCATCACACAGGCTAAGACGTCCCGTGACATGAGCCTTGACGATGTGCGGCGTCAGAGGGCGCAGAACGGTGGAGTACTTGAGAGCGGCGACATGGCGGCTCTAATGAACCAGTTGAGAGCTTCAGGGCTAATCAAGTAAGCCTAACAATCTAGGCTATTTAGAGGCGTGTTGCGAGGTGTTCGTGACACGCCTTTTCTGTTTGCGTTATACACATATTGTCAAATCAGACAAACAACTAAAAATCAGGACATTATAACAATGGCTACAGTTTCAACAACTACACTCGCTAACACCGCAATGGTTTCAGAAGTTCTTTCTGGCGTAATCACAGAGGCTCTTTACGACAACACTTCTATCCGTGGCTTGGCTCTCAAAGTTCCGACTAACTTCGGTTCACTTACCACTGGAATATTCAAAGATTCTGCTCCTGAGGCTTTCGCTTCACTTGCTGAAGGCTCTTCAATCACTACAAGCGCTTACGGCGTCGATTCATTCGACCTTGTACTTGCTCAGTACAGCAAAGCTTACGCTATCAACGACCTTGTTGGTGTAGCTGGCTCACCTGTAGACATGGAGAGAATCAAGGGGAAGTTGGTAAAGGGCGTAGACCTCACATTGACCGACCTTATGTGTGCTAGCTTCACTAGCTTCACTGCCACTGCTGGAAGCGCCATAGCTACTTTCTCTATCAATGGCCTGTTCGACGCTGTAGGCGTGTTGAACATGGCTGGCGTAGACGGTGACATTGTTGCCGTTCTGCACCCTGCACAGGTAAACGAGCTTCGTACTGCTCTTCGTTCAGCTACAGGAGCGTTCAGCTTCATGCCAGCTACTCACGAGCAGATTGAGAAAAACGGTCAGGGTTTTCAAGGAAACTTTGGTGGAATCGAAATTTGGCAAAGTGACAGTGTCAGTTCAGCCGCTTCTACCTACACTGGAATCGTAATGGCTAAAGACGCTATCGCTTACCAGATGGGCGACATGGGGCCAGTTGCGGCTTCTATCCCTGCAGGAAGCGTTCTTGTCAACTCTCCAGAGTTGGTAGTAGAGCTTTCACGTGACGGAATGAAGGGCGAAAGCACTGCTGTAGCTCACTCCGCAATGGCCGTTGCTATCGCTGACCAGAGCCGTGGTTGCATGCTCGTAAGCCTTGTAAGCTAGTCTGATAAAGGGGCACCTCTCCAGCCCCTATAGCCCCATCTTGGATAACTCTGAGGTGGGGCTTTTTTACGCCCTAGGCCCACGGTCACATATTCGTGTTATACGAGGTGAAACAAACAGGAGAAACACCACATGGCTATCAAGATAAAGAAAGAGCGAGTCAAAGAAGAAGAACCACAGGGTCTACCTGTCCGCAGGGGTCAGCGCCCCGCTCCTAAGTTCGCCTTTATACACTACCCTCAGGCATGGAGGTTTAGCGAGGAGGTTGGGTTTGTTCCATCATTCAGCCGCTTAGTCTCTAAGCACGGTGTCAACGGTGTTCCCGCTTCTGGTTCACTTGCCAAGCCTATCGCTGTATCTCAGGGTATGGGTGGCACATATATCAAC